AGATGCAGATGGATGTTTAATACTTAAAAGAATTTGATATGAAAAAGCTAATTGATTTTATATTGTGTGACAAGATGTACTTTTATCTTGTTGTATTATCGGGTGCATATTTTACCTATAAAGGTAATTATACTATTGCATTCTTAGAGTTAGTACTTATAATGTTGTTAATTAAAAAAGACAAGATATGAAAGAGAAAGATGATGAGCCAATATTTAGTAGATGGGATATGTTCTTTTTAGGAATATGTCTTGGATCTGCTTTAGGTAATGTAATTTTTTATTTTTTACTTGATTATCTAATACAATAAAAGTTATGGCAAAAGTAATATTAGAGTTTGATCCTTACGAAGATGCAGAGGAGTTGCAAAGTGCTATGAATGGTTCAAAATATAAAATGGTTCTATGGACTATTGATGAAGAACTAAGATCAAGAACTAAATATGCTGATGATGATACTCCAGAAGAAGTAATTGATGCGCTTACACAAGTAAGAGATCTATTACACAGTGAGTTATTGTCATATAGTTTATCTTTAGATTGATTATCATGGTAACTTATACTAAACGGAGAAGCATGGATATCAGACCTAGTGGTAGGAGTACAGATTATATCTCTCCTACCTTTGGTCATGGTTGTTTGTATAATTATACATATTGTTACATGAAGAGACACAAGTCTACTGATTTATCTATTGCTAGAAATACCGAGGATATACTTACTGCAATAGATCATCACGCGTGGTTTGCAGATGCAGAGAAGCCTAATCAAACACATGATAAGTATATTACATATGATATCTCATGTAATGAAGACTTTGCTCTGCATGCTAAGTATCATGAGTGGGAGAAGATATTTGATTTCTTTAAAGCGCATCCTCGTGCTATGGGTTCCTTTGCTACTAAGTATGTGAATGAAGATCTACTAAAGTATAATCCTGACTACAAGATACGTATCAGATTTAGTCTAATGCCTGATAAACTTAGTAGAATACTAGAGCCAAATACAAGTACCATTCAGAAAAGATTAGATGCAGTACTTAGATTTCAAACAGCAGGATATGAGGTGCATTTAAACTTTAGTCCTGTTATTGTATATGATGGCTGGTTAGAAGACTACAAGGAGTTATTTAAACAAGTAGAAGCTACCTTTAGGAGAGACTTGTGGCATCCTCAAATGACAAAAGCTGAAGTAATCTTTCTTACTCATAATGAAGGCAAGCATTTAGAAAACTTAGAGTATCAATTACCTGGTGAGAGTTTATTATGGCGACCTGATATTCAAGAAACAAAAACATCACAATATGGTGGAGAGAATCTTAGATATCATCACGCACTTAAAGCTAAGTACATAAAAGAATGGACTGAATTACATGATGAGATAATACCTTGGAACACAATACGTTATATATTTTAATCATGTATAAGATACTTATCATATTAATTTTAATGGTTTCATGTAGAACAGGTCCGTCTTATAATATTAGAATTAACCCAAGCACAGTAAAGCAAAGACAAAAGATAGTTAATAAGCAAACTAAAAGGATGCAAAAGAAAATTAATAAAGCACGAAAGATATGATAACAATTGGAATTATTATCTATGTAGGAATATGGGTATGGCTAGCATATGAAGTGAAGAATGCCCCATATGAAGACGAGCACTTTAAAAAAGATTAAGCTGCGTTCACCTCCAACCGCATTCTCTGGACAGATTAAAGGTGTATAGTCTGTCTATTTTTTTCACACTTAAATACTTTATACTGTATGATTAAAAGTAAAATTAATCATCGTAATGTTATGCTACATATCCTGTATTTTTTATTCTTCATGGTGCTACTAGTGCTTCTGACATTTAAATCAGGAGACAATAAAGAGTTTAATCATCTAGATAAGATAGAGGTAATCAAACATACGTATGATGAGCCCAAAGATTTTGTAGAACGCAAGAATCTAAGCAAGCCCCAAAAAGATTATTACGAATATTTATACAATAAAACAGAATGAAAGAGACGGAACTAGAAGAAGAAGGGTTTACAAAACATTATATACCTAAAGAAGAAAGTGGAGATAAAACAAGTTACCATTATTATACTTATGATTTATCAGAATCCATATCTTTAACATCTTGTCCAAGTGATAAAGTTAAAAACGATTATTGGACAGTATATATTGATACAGATGATGTTACTATAGATGATATAGCTGACATATGCATGTTAATACATTTGTTTAATAAATGGAAAAGAACGACGATTATGCTGTAGCTGCTTTAACAAAAGATAGAATCTTAGAAGCAGAGAAAATGGTAGAGTTATTTAAGCAACAGTTTGAAGAAAGATTTGGTATCAAAGCATTTGTAAGCTATCAAATCTCTGGTAAGTATAGAATGACAGACATATCTTTAAATGATTTATTGTTTGAAGTAAACACTTACTTGTTTGAAATGAATCCATCTAAGACCTTAAAGTTAAACTATCGCACTATTGATATATCAGAAGGTATTCTTTTTAAAAGTAGAGCTCAAGAATTAGTAGAGCTTAGACATATCTTTTCACATATAGCATACAAGATAGGGTACAGTTATTCAGCAATAGGTAGATTCCTTAGTCAAGATCACTGTACAATTCTACATGCTGTTAAAGCAGTAAACAATATGTTTGACATCAATGAGAAACATTACATAGGATTGTACAACATAATTGAATTAAGATTATTACAGAAGTATGGAACATCTAACTAAAACTAAAAGTCAAATACAAGAAGAAGCATTGCAAACAATCCTGCCACATAATAACGCAGGTGTAGAAATATCCATGGGTGTAGGTAAAACTTTATTAGGTCTTATGCACATGGAAGAAATAAGTAAGACAATTCACAAACCAAGGTTCCTTGTAGTAGCACCCAAAGTATCTATATTTGATAGCTGGAAAATGGATGCTGTTAAGCACGATTATGCTCATCTACTAGGAAGTATCACATTCACAACTTATCTATCTCTAAACAAGGAGTCGTATGATTATGATGTAATTTATCTTGATGAGTGTCATAGTCTTAAGAATAGTCATGACTATTATCTTACCATGGCACTTAGACAGAACATAATCATACTAGGATTAACGGGTACTTATCCTAAATATAACAAGGGTGAGAAAGGAATTATGTGTAACAAGTTCTGTCCCAAAGTATATGAATATAAAACTGACTCAGCAGTTGATGATAAGATACTTAATGATTATAGAATCTATGTTCATTTAATAGATCTATCAGAAACTAATGATCTAGAAGTTAAAACTGGCAGCAAAACTTGGAAAACATCAGAGAGAAAGAATTATAATTACTGGACTACGCGTATAGATCAAGAAGATAAGCCTAAAAACAAACAGATACTTAGGGTAATGCGCATGCGTGCAATGATGGATTATACAAGTAAAGAGATAAAAGTTTTAGAATTATTAGCTAGACGTAAAACAAAAACTCTTTTATTTGCAAATACACAGGCACAAGCAGATAGATTGTCACCACATAGTTACCATAGCAACAACCCAAAGTCTAAGGAAAACCTTGAGCTATTTAAGAAAGGTGATATAGAATTATTATCTGCAGTAGAGCAACTAAGTGAGGGTGTAAATATTCCAGATCTTAAATCAGGTATAATCATGCATGCATATTCTAATAATAGAAAGGCATCGCAGAAGCTTGGTAGATTGTTGCGCCTCAATCCAGATGATACAGCAGGAGTTCATATTCTTTGCTACAAGAATACTGTTGATGAAACCTGGGTTGAAAATGCATTAGCTCATTTAAATTCAGATAAAATAATATGGCTAGATTATCAATCATAAAGAATTCTAATTTTGATAATACACTAGCTATAGCATGCCTCATCAGGTATTGTAGCTTTGAGCCATTGCAAGCTGAACAGTGCGCAATAATTATAGATAAGAAAGGACGCTATACAATTAAAGAAGGTGAAACAATTGAGCTAGCTGAAATAGCAATGATGCTTGATAGCGTTGGTTTTAATACACAAGTAATCGATTATTAATGGAACAAGAAGTAGGTACAGTAATTACCTACCCTTTTCAGTCCTGCGATTTGTGGGATGATATGACAGGGGTATTATGTTTGGGCCCTGATATAGTAGATCTAGTTAAGATAGATCACTTATGCCCATCAGGAAATTATTATGTAATAGGAGATAAGTTCTCTGGAGAAATGCATGATGGAATGTATTTAGCTAAGCTCTATATAAAAGATGGAGAAGGTAAAACGTTTCAGTTAAAGCATGCACAGTGGAAGTCAGCTATCAAATCTAAACTTGTCAATACAAATAAACCAATTAAATATACTCTACTGCCTAGTAGTTTTAAAGAAGGTTATTATATCAGAGCATGCATGGAATGTGGGTCCCACTTTTCAGGTGATAAAAGATCACAGATGTGTGAGCAGTGTTCTGATACTAAACGTTTTGCTAAACTAATAATTGATATAGAAACTAAAACAAAAAGACCAAGAATAAAAAATGAAACACTTTAGAGTATTATGCATAGATGATGCTAATCAACCGGCAATTCTATCATCCAACGCAAGGGTGGTAGAAGGGCAGGAATATACAGTTATACATGTTGCGCATATGGAATTACAATCTATTGTAGGATTTAGACTCTTAGAGTTACCATCAAAATTTCCATATGAGTATTTCAAATCATCAAGATTTGTAATGCTAGAAGATGTTAATATAGAAGAAGCAATTAAATTAGAAAACGCTATATGAAACAGAGAAAAGGTGTATTAAATATTAAACTTATAAAGAGAGAAGGAAAGCTTGTGCATAAAGACACAAGTGATTCCTCCCTCTTCAAAATTTTTGTCGATTCCTTGGAAGAAGGACAGTCTGTAGATGTATTCTTTGATGCGCATGTAGATAATGGCACCTATGCACAGATATCTAAGCTCAAAGTATCAATAAGAGAGATGGCAGCAGAGTCAGGTCACTCATTTGAAGAAATGCAAAACATTGTAAAAGAAAGAGCAGGACTCTGTTGGGAAGGGTACTGTAAGTCTTTTGGAGATTGCAGTATTGAAGAGCTCAGTCTTGCTATTCAAGCTGCTGTTGAAATTGGCGATGATCTTAATTTGAATCTTCGTCAGATTTTTCATAATCATCAGGATTAACAAGTTCAAACTTCTCCTGATCCTTAACAGCTTTCTCAATTTCATTAACCAAAATGATAAGAGTAAGGATGTTATACTCTTCATCAGTTTCAGGAGCTCGTTGATTAAGATCTGACATAAGCTTTACAAGTTCTTCTTGTGGCTTTTGCATAAGCATATCAGCTAATAGCTTAGATACTCTTGTATAATAAGCTCCTGATATCTCAATAGAAACAATAGCATCTAAAGGGAATACGTGTACGTGTTGGTTTTCTGTTGACATTTGAAATATTTATAAGCAAATATATAAAATTTATGGATGATAAGTTAAAAGAAGTACAATTAAAGTTGTACGAGCAGTTAAAAGAATCAGGCTGGGCTAATAAGCTTAAGTCTTTTATTCTTAGTGAAGAGTTCTTAAATGTATTAAGAAAGCTAGCACAGCACCAGTTAGCAGGTAAGAGATTTACTCCTACTATAAAGCATTTATTTAGAGCATTTGAGCAGTGCCCATACGATGATCTTAAGTTAGTTGTTGTAGGCCAAGATCCTTACCCAAGAGAAGGAGTAGCAGATGGTATAGCATTTAGTTGTAAGTATACACAGCACCCATCACAAGTACAACCTAGCCTTAAAGCAATCTACAAGGGGTTAGAAGATGAGGGAATAGAACACATGCACTATTATGATCTAGCTGATTGGTCTAAGTAGGGAATACTTATGTTAAATACAGCACTAACTACTGAGGTAGGTAAAGCAGGAGTGCATGCAGAATTATGGGAGCCATTCATTACTTTCATAATGGATGTATTAAAATATAATACAGGCCTTACATATATATTCATGGGTAAAGTAGCTCAGAAATATATTTCATATGTAGATGCAGATACTAATTATATATTAGAATGTAAGCATCCTGCATCTGCTGCATATACAGGAGGTACCTGGGATAGCAATGGTGTATTTAAGCAGGCCACAGATATAATAAAACAAAACTTTAATTATGATATAAAATGGTAATGAGCAAGGTAACAATCTATGTATTAGAAAATGATCATCGTATAGAAGAGTACTGCGAAGAATTAAATCTTACTCCAAATAGTTTACCTTTGGATAAGTTTATCCTAGCAGCACAAGAAATAGGATGGACCATGACCTCTAAAGAATATGAAAGATTAAACAACACAGGAGGTCTAACTAATTCACATTATATCAGGATCGTATGTTAGCACAGAAAGAATTATTTGATGTTATTGCCAAGTATAATCTCAATCCTAATCAGTATTATCTATTAGCATGTATGAGAGATAACATCCAGACAAAGAAGATTAATGTTGCATTAGAGCTACAGGCTTTAATATACAATGAGTATGTCATCGTAACTAAAGATGATAAGATAATCATTACAAGTAAAGGTGCTAGGATAGTTAATCATTTGGAAGGATTATTCAAGAAGCTTGCTAAAAATGGAGCTCAAGAAATAATGGGTAAGGATTATGAGCAGAAGATTAAAGAATACAATGAAACATTTCCTGCAATAAAACTACCAACAGGTAAGTATGCCAGAACAAATATTAACAATCTTAAGAATGCATTCAAGTGGTTCTTTAATAATTATGACTACTCTTGGGATACTATCCTAGAGGCAACAGAAAGATATGTAGATGAATATCATCGTCAAGGTTATAATTTTATGAGAACCTCACAGTACTTTATAAGAAAGCAGGATCAGGATAAATCTTACTTATCTGATTTAGCTAACTACTGCGATATTATTCTCAATTCAGAGGAAGATTATATGCGCCCTAAGTTTTCAACAAGGTTTGATTAATGAGGATTAATAGCTATATTTGTATAAATCAATTATCATGGCAAACATAGAAGCACTTCCTTATAAGTCAAGGAGAGAAGGCTTTATCGAAGCACTTCATTATATGAAGGGAAGAATGGAGGGAACTATACACACATATAGAACTCCATGGAATAAAGTAAACGAAGCAGGTGTAGATGGAATAGAGTGGCACTCTATGGTAGTTATAGGTGGAAGACCTGGAACAGGTAAGACACTTATTAAAGATCAAATCATACGTGAAGGTTTCAGGTTAAATAAAGGACAGAATATTATGGTTCTAGAATTTACACTTGAAATGGTATCAGCAAAATCAAGACTAAGAGAATTCTGTAGTGTAACAAAGAAGTCTTATCAGTATTTATCTAATGCTGATAAGGCAGAGGGCCCATTGCAAATGGCAGACTTTGAAACATGTAAGAAGTATGCAATTGAAGCAAGTAAGTATCCAGTTCATGAAGTAGAAATGCCTCCCAGTATTGATCAATTTGAAGCTACAATTCATAAGTATATGGAAGATCATGCTATTACAAACGAGCATGGTGATAAGATCTTCTGTAATACTGTAATCACATTAGACCATAGTATCTTACTTAAGGGAATAAACAAACAAGAAGTTTTATATCAATTAGGTGAGATATGTACCAAGTTAAAGAGAGAGTATCCAATTATATTTATCATCCTATCTCAGCTAGGTAGACAAGTAGAATCTCCAGAAAGAAATATAGAAGGACAGTATGGTAATTACATACTTGAGACAGATATATTTGGAGCAGATGCTTTAATGCAGCATGCTGATTTAGTTATAGGAATCAATAGACCAGCTATGAAACACATAGAAATCTATGGTCCTGAGAGATTTATAATAGCAGATGATACAGTTTTAGTTTTTCATTTTTTAAAGTGTAGAAATGGTAATACCAAGATGAGTTTTTTCAAATCAATGTACAAGACAATGGAGATTGAAGAGATGGAAGCACCACCTCGTCAGACTTCAGCAAAAAAGAGTAAGTAAATTAAATAAAGTAAAATGATAAAAGAAAAGTCAGCTAAAGAAAAGATCGAAGATCTTAAAGCTTTGCACAAAAAATCTTTTGAGCGTCTAGGTGTTGATAATCCTTTGTTTATACCAAGGATTTGTTATATACCTATAGGTGAAAAGGAGCAAGTAGTATCCTTCTTTGAACAAGATTTTGTTAAAGGTAAGGATATCTATACGCATTTTGTAAGCAAAAGTTATGACTCTGAAGATTCACAAAACAGATTATGGAAATGGAAATGGAATCCATATTATGAAACAGAGTATCGTACATCAACACCTCATCCTGAAACAGGTAATGTAAGATATATTATTCCTGTAGATGAGTTGGAACTTATTGATCAGGAGTATATATCTAAGATAACAAAGCCTGAACCAATAGGTGTAGACATCTTTAATATAGATGAAGAGATTCCTAATCCTGATCAAGATCTACCACTAGATCAAATTACTATTAGAGATCTAGCAGCTATAATGTTAAAGAAGCCTGTAAGCAAGAAGCAATGGTTAAATGATATTATAAAACAATAATTATGTCTATCGTATTACCAACAGCAAAAGTTAACGCGGCAACAAAGAGTCCTAAGAATTTGATTATATTCTCTAAGCCAAAGGTAGGTAAGACAAGTCTGCTAGCAGAACTACCTAACTGTTTGATATTAGATTTAGAATCAGGTTCAGATTATGTAGATGCAATGAAGCTCAAGGCTACAACAGTTACTGAGATTCGTGAAATTGGTAAAGCTATAATTGATGCAGGAAGACCTTATGATTATATTGCAGTAGATACAATTACAGCATTAGAAACCATGTGTGTCAAAGAAGCAGAGAAGCTTTATATGAAAACCCCAATGGGTAAAGCAAGATGGATTAAGAAGAATGAAGATGGAACTATTGATCCTACTTCAGACAAATTAAGCTATGGAACTATTCTTAACTTACCTAATGGTCAAGGCTATGGATATTTACGCGATGCAATTACTAAAGTCATAGAAGAAATTAAAACATATGCGCCAAGAGTTATATTACTTGGTCACGTTAAAGATGCTATGATTGAAACTAAAGGTGTTGAAGTAAATTCTATGGATCTAGATTTAACAGGTAAAATAAAAAGAATTATATCTTCGCAATCCGATGCTATAGGATATCTGTATCGTAAGGGTAATCAAAACGTATTAACCTTTAAGACTAAAGATGACGTAGCATGTGGAGCACGACCTATTCATTTAAGAAATCAAGATATTATAGTATCTGAAATGAATGATGAAGGGTTAGTGACTCATTGGAATAAAGTATATATTGATTAATTTAAACAGTTTAAAAAATGGGATTAGGTATTGAAATTCCTAGTGGAAACGGGACATCTGGAGGTTATAAAGGTATAAATCCAGGTAATTACAAAGCAAAGATTAATAAGCTAGAACTATGGGCTAGAGATTATTATAAGCCTGAAGAGAATGCTTTATATTTAGTATTGAAAATGGAGACAGTAAAGCCTTCACCTGACTTTGAAGGTTATCCAATTAATCAGGATGATCCTGATGGACCTAAACATGAGGGTCTTGTGGGTAATGTAAGGTATAGTTCTTATCCTTATAAAGACGGATTCAACACAAGAACTAATAAGAATGAAACTCGTGATTCCAAAATTCTAAAAGATCTTTTGAATCTATGTATGGAACTAGGTATTGTAGATTGGTTTAAGAAATATAATAATAACCTAACTACAATTGAAGAGTGGATTGAGAAATGGAATGAAGAAAAACCTGCAGAAGGTACATACTTAGAAGTATGTATTGGTGGCGAGGAATATCTTGCAAAAGATGGTAACATCAAGAAGACTTTATATTTTGTAAAGAGTGAACAAATAGATGATGTATGGTATAACCCATATAAAGGTTTGCTTAATGCTAAGAAAAAAGTTATTAAGTTTGATGAAGCACGTCACTTTAAGAAAGCACAAACTAAACAAGTACAAAGTTTTTCTCCAGAAGATATTGATCTTAATGTAGAAATGCCTGAAGTAGAGAAGCCTGCTGTAGAAATAGATCTTTCAGACTTCGACCTATAAACCAAACTAATCTTAAAGAGGGGAGGTAATACTCCCCTTTTTTATTATTTCTGATATGGTAGCAAGAAAGTATGTATTTTTTGTAGAGGATGTACCATCACAATGGATATTTGAGCACTACCTTAACTTGACAGAGAAGCTAACAGGGCAATCACTTAAGATGCTTTCCATATTTAAAACAGAGAAGACTCCTTCTATGTGTATATATGTAGGTGAAAAAAGTGAATATATGTTTAAAGATTTCTCAAGTTCAAAAGGAGGTAATGGTGTAGCATTAGTTGCAGAACTTTATGGATTAGACTATAAGGATGCCGCTATGAGAATCAAGTCAGATTACGAAAACTATATAAACAATGAGGATCTACCTGTAGCATATGCTAAATCAATAACTGCACATAGTAGATACAAAGTTGCTTACTGCAAGGTAAGATCTTGGAATACTGCAGATGCAGCATATTGGACTAAGTTTGGAATAAGCTCTGAGATTTTAGATGAATATAACGTAAAACCATTAGAGTATTATGTTATGAAAAGAATGGATAGTCAAGGTAATCAGGAAAAGATTCAAATAGAAAGACATGGTATCTATGGGTATTTTACTCAAGATGGTATTCTATCCAAAATATATCAGCCAGGACTTACAAGTAAGAAGTTTATAAAAGTTGCAAATTATATTCAAGGTTCAGATCAATTAAAAGGTAAAAAGTATCTTATGATATGCAGTTCACTTAAAGATGCAATGGCTATTGTGGCTATGAAGTTTAATCACATAGATGTAATTGCGCCTGACAGTGAGAATACAATGCTACCTGATGAGCTCCTTAAGGAATTCAAAAGTAAGTATGAAGCTATATTCACCATCCTAGATGATGACGTAGCAGGTATAAAAGCAATGCACAGATATAAAGAGGAGTATGGTATAAACTATGTACATCTACAGATGTCCAAGGATGTATCAGATTCTGTAAGAGATTATGGTCTGAGTAATGTGCGTATTATAATATATAATACACTAGTAAAATTATTAAAATGAGTTGGTTATATAATGGTGTTGAGTTCACCGATGAGATGATACCTGAAGGAGCAGTAGGGTTTGTCTACCAAATGACAGCAATTATAAATGGTAATGCTGTAATGTATATAGGTAAAAAGAACTTCTATGCTAACCGTAAGGTAAAGCTAGGGAAGCGCGCTACTCTTGCACTGGAAGACAAGCGCCTTAAAAAGTACAAGCAAGTATCTAAGTTAGATTATCATAAGTATTATAGTAGCAATGACGTAATGAAGGCAGCAAGTAAAGCTGGAATACAAATCAAACGTGAGATACTAATGATATGCTTCAGTGCAACAGAGCTCACCTATCAGGAGGCTAAGCATCTATTCTGTAATGATGTGCTTGACAATCCATTATATCTCAACTCTAATATTTTAGGTAAATTTTATAAAACAAAGTGATATGGAAGATTATATTAATCATTGGGGATTAGCAATGGAATATGCTGAATCTAAATAAAAAAAAATAAATATGAATAGCTTCAAAGAAATAAGAAATAAATATAATTATATAGGATTAGTTCAGCTTGTAGAACCTGAATATGGTGGTGATTATGGATATGTGATTTATTATAAACCAAATTACTTAGCTGTATTACATTGGAACAAAGGATTTAAAACTTATGAAGCAGCTGAAGAAGCTAGTTTAATTGAATTAAATAAAATTATTAAAACTTTAAAAATTGAAGACTGATGAATACTAATGAAGATTCATTAGCAAGAGTAACAAAAGATTTAATGTTTTCTGAACCATTCTATGGATTCATGCTAGCCGCAATGAATAAAACATGGGATAAACAAGTAGGAACAGCATGTGTATCAGTAACAGGAATTAACTTTAGTCTAACTATTAATCCTGAATTTTGGAACACTCTATCTAATGATCAAAAGAAAGGTCTTCTTAAACACGAACTATTGCATATAGCATTCTTTCATCTATCTGATTTTACACATCTATCAGATAAAAAGATTGCTAACATGGCTATGGATATTGAGATAAATCAATATATCGATAGCATATGGCTACCAGAAGGAGCCTTACTACCAAGTACATTTCCAGAACTTAAGCTTGAAGAGAAACAAGGTACTAAGTATTATTACGATAAACTTCATAACCTTAAACAAGAGATACAAGAGAAAATCAAAAGTGCAATTGAAAATGGTGAGTCCTCAGTTACTTTAGATGACGGTACAGAAATAACTTTAACTAATCATGATTGGGAGGAGTTTGATAATCTAGATGAAGGTACCCAAAAAGTAATTAGAGAACAAACAGCAGGCGTGTTAAAAGAAGTAGCTGAGCAAGTATCAAAATCAACAGGTCATTTACCTGGAGAGATTATAAATATAATTGAGAAGCTAACTAATATACCACCTCAAAAGTTTGATTGGAGATCTTATGTTAGAAGATTTACAGGTAGGTCTACTAAAACATATACGAAGAAGACTAGGAGAAAACTTAGTAAGAGATATGAAGAGAATCCAGGACTCAAGATCAAGCAACAGAAACACATACTAGTAGGTATAGATACTTCAGGTTCTGTAAGTAAAAATGAACTCGTAGAATTTCTACAAGAGATTCATCATATAACTAAAACAGGTAATGAAGTGACTATTGTGCAGTGTGATACAGCTATCTCACATGTAGGTAAGTATAATCCTAATGAAGATTATAAAATACATGGCAGAGGTGGTACAAGTTTCCAACCAGTAATAGATTACTATAATGAACATTTCAATAAGATCAGTTGCCTTATATACTTTACAGATGGGGAAGCCTCTCCTCCTGTAAATGCAAAAGGTAAAATCTTATGGGTGCATAGTAGTGCAAGTCAAATCAATGAAGAATTACCTGGAGAAAGTATAAAACTAGATATATGAAATGTTGTATTTGTGGTGCCAAGATGGATGATAAGTATGGTAATAATCCTTGGCCTATTAAAGTAGAGTCTAAAGAAGATAGATGTTGCAATAAGTGCAACTGGAATGTAGTAATACCTGCAAGAGTAAATCGATATATTAATTTAACTGAAAACAAAAAAGATGGGAAAGGTTAGACTAGAAAGTAAAGAGTTAAAAGAGTTCTTAGAACACATAATTAAAAACAACCAGCACATTCAAGAGAAAGGAAAAAATCCTATTGCTGTAGAAATTATTGGTGAATCAGGTATGGGTAAGACAAGTGCCGTGATTCAACTTGCACAAGAACAAGGTTTAAGCTTTGTTAAACTAAACTTAGCTCAGATAGAAGAGTTAGGTGACCTAGTAGGATTTCCTATTAGACAATTCAAATTAGTAAAAGATACACCGTCAGGAATTAAAATTCAAAAGTGGGTAGATGAGACTGCGGTAGATGAACATATTAAACAGGAGTTTAAGTTTACAGGAGAAAAGAGAATGTCATACTGTCCACCAGAATGGATTGCAGATAAAGCAGGAGGTGGTATACTATTACTAGATGACTGGAATAGAGCAGATGTAAGATTCATACAAGCAGTAATGGAACTAGTAGACAGACAAGAATATATCTCATGGAAGCTTCCTAAGAACTGGCATATAATTCTAACTGCTAACCCTGACGATGGTAAGTATTTAGTAAATAGTATTGACAATGCTCAACGTACTCGTTTTGTTAGTGTAGAAATTAAATATAGCGTAGAGAGATGGGCTGAGTGGGCAGAAGCTAATGAAGTTGATGGTAGATGTATAAACTTCATGTTAATGCATCCTGAAGTAGTAAATGAGAATGTTAATGCTAGATCCATTACTAACTTCTTTAACTGTCTCGATGTTATTGAGAATTACGAAACTAAACTAGGACTCATACAACAAATTGGTGAGGGTTCTGTAGGTGTTGAAGTAGGTACTTTGTTTACACAGTTTATTGCTAATAAGTTAGATAAATTAATTACTCCTAAACGAATGCTTACTGAAGGTGCGCATGAAACTATTATCAGTGAGATGACAGATATAGTTCATGATGGTTCTGGGTACAGAGCAGATATAGCGAGCATGTTAACTAGTCGTCTTGTTAATTATGCGTTATTTTATGCGGAGTCAAATCCTATAGATGCTAAAATAATTGAGAGAATCAAGTCGCTTATAGTTGATGACAACGTATTTACAAATGATTTGAAATTTGTAATTGCTAAGAAGTTGTTTACAGGAAATAAAACAAAGTTTCAGAAGCTAACTTTTATTCCTGAAGTTAATGAATTAATAATGAAATAGTATGTTAAAGCCAGTTGTAGTATTAAAATATACACCTGATAATGATTGGAGATTAACTGCCGATATAGAATATATGGCAGAGCACAAAGATATACTTAAAGCTTCTATGGATAAGGAGTATATCTTTAAAGAAGGTCAGCAATTATATTGTTTACCTGATGTAAGTATACCTAGATTTAAACTAAAGATTATTGGTGAGAAGCTTGGGATATCTTTTATAAGGTCAAGTGAGAAAGCAGATTATATTTTTATTAACGGATTACCAAAAAATAAATCTGCAGCGTATCTAAGTAATCAAGAAGTTCAGTACAAAAACTATAGATGTATTGTTAAAGGATCTACTAATGACAACAGTTATGCGTTGTTTACTAAGTTTAGAGATTATTTTAAACTTAGAGGGGATCGCAGATATGAGGAGTTCATGGAAAAATTACAAGAGTATGACAGACATTCTTCTATGGAAATAGTTATATCTGAGGCAGATGTAGAAAAGTTCTTGAAAGATTACAAAGAAACTACTAGTAATTATTTATGGTATGGCTATGGATATAATTCAAAAAATTATTTATCTTTGAAGAATCCAAGTCTATTATCCAAGATAAGACACCAAGACGATCTTCTCCCTTATATCAACGGGGACTCCATGATTATTACTGATGAAAAGATGAATGAGCTTCAAGCAATGTTTGATAGCACAGACACTAGCAATCATATACTTGCAATAGAGATGATGGCAAATTCTAATTATGAAGAAAGCATTCTAAATAATTATATACTGCTCACTAAGAATCTTAAAAAGATAGCCCAGTTAAGAGAATCAGGTCATAGAAACTTCCAAGGATTTTTACAGTTCTACGAATTAGATATCAGATATATTCAAAGCAATATTAAAAATTCAGATGTAGACAAAATCGCAGAGCTCTTAAAAGAGTATGGTAAATTAACAGAAGAATCAATGGAGAAGATACTATACTATTATGCAGATACACATAATCAATACGAAGGTAAATTTTGCAACTCAAGATTAGTGCCTAATTCTAATATAGAATACGATAATGGAGCCTATTAGAAAAATACAAATGGAGGGAGACTTTTATAATTCTCCCTTCAATTTTAGCTATAGTAGTTTGAACAGATTACTATATGCGCCATCTATATTTTATAGAGAATATATTTTACAGGAGAAAGAAGTTAGAAACGATCTGCATCTTATCGAAGGTAAGCTTATACATTATCTGATTCTAGATAGTGCACAGTTTGACGATAAGTTTATTTTAGCAGCTGATAATTTACCTACTGCAAGTGTAAAAGATATTATCGATATTGTACATGCTGTAACTACAGATAGCGAAGGTAGTTTAGAAGACCAAAAAGAAGTTATCCTTGCAGCCATGAGGGAGTATCCTCTTCATCAAAACTTAGTTGATGACAAGAAACCAGACAAAGATGGTGTACAAAAAACAGGAGACGAAAAGAGATTAGACAAAATTCTTACTGATCAATCTATTCAATACTATGAGTTCCTAAAGAATAAACGTAATAGAGATATAATAGATCAAGCAACTCTATACAAATGTTCAGAAGCAGCTCAAATTATCAAATCTAATTCTAAAATAGTATCACTACTAGGACTAGATAGGATTGCTAGCGATGTCCTAGGTATATACAATGAAGTAGAGCTTACTGCTCCTATTGAAGATATAGATACACGTATACCATTTGAATTTGGACTTAAGGGTATCATAGATAATCTTGTCGTAGATGTTAACGCAAAGAGAGTAACCATCAATGACTTAAAGACATCTAATAAATCCTTAAAAGAATTCCCTGAGTCTGTGGAGTATTGGAAGTATTGGTTGCAGATAGGCGTCTACCTTAGATTAGTTGCGCACTTTCTTAAGGATGTGATAACTGACGACTGGACCATTGAGGTTAACTTTATAGTATGCGACAAGTATAATCAAGTCTATGCATTTAAAGTTTCAGATGAAACAATAAGTAAATGGAAAGATGATACTCGTAAGGTATTACTAGAAGCTAAATATCATTATGATAATCGTGATTATACATTACCTTTTGAATTCGTAGCGCAAGAAGTTTTATTATAAACACTTTAACTATGGATATTAAAAATGTATATAAAACCTATTATCAAAAAAGTAAACTCTTTCTGTATCCATTACTAAGGATTAAGCAGGGCTCAAGTATTGTGCCTGTAGAAACATTTCTAAGATGGGAAGATATGTATGAGATTGGTGACAACAAGCTTATATGTATCTACCATAATAGAAAAGATGCGGAGTACAAGAAGTTTGAAGAAAGATACTTATTATCCAATTCAATGTTTTATGATTACTTTCTACTACCTGACAATATGGTGGCCTATGTATTTGATTTTACAGAATATAGCCGCGACTACTACAAGGTAGTGAGTGGAGAGTACTCCCAGTTATCCAGTGAGTTTAAGTTCAAGATAATTAATTTTTATTCAGGTAATCCATATAACGCTGCTTATATAGATAGTTATTTGTATCCTGAAAAACATTTTTATCAATACTCAGAGTTATTAGATTGCGATCTAGATTTACTAGTACAAGTTGGTGAGTTGTGCAGTCCACCTGCACAGGATCAAGAGAGTCTAATAACCAAACCTATTCTATTGGAAATATCAGATAATTCCATACATTTGTTAAAACAATAATCATTTATTATGAAATTAGAAAACTATGGCAAGAACATGATTGCCTTAAGTAATTATTGGGGTGAGGCAAAAAGTTTTAAGCTTATCCCAGTTGGAGAAGATTGCCCTTATGTAGAAGCAATGTACGATACTAATACAGGACTACTTGCAGTTATTAGTAAAGTAAAGAAACAAGTGTTTCATAACGTACCAAAGTTAGATGACAATGGTGATATGATGTACATGAAACTTGGTAAGAGAGAAAATGGAAAACCTTACAAAGAAGAGCGTCGCACCATTGAAACATTTCAAGAGTATTATGTTATTGATGAACAAGAAATTATAGATTTCATCAAGTTTTTTGCAGTTAATGCAGATGCATTTAATTATTGGCAGTA